GGGGTGTAAATGCTTTAGGTTATAGAGCAGGATATTCAAATACTACGGGAACATCTATTGCAATTGGCTCAAATGCAGTTTACACAAACACTACTCAAAATGACATTATTGGTATAGGCGCAAGTGCCTTGCAATTAGCAACAGGTGCAGCTTCTTCAATAGCAATTGGCACAAATGCCTCTAACAATGCTAGTGCAGGAACAGCTAATGTTGTTATTGGGGCTTCTGCCGGACAAAGCGGAACAGGCTCTAACGCGGTAATGGTGGGTGCTTACGCGGGTAATGCAGGATTTGGCAATAATTGCGTGTTTGTTGGCACATCTGCAACTGCTGCTGCTACTTCAGACATTGCTGAAATTATTGTAGGCACTAACGGTACAACTGGTAAAGGCTCAAACACAGGGTTTATTAACCCAAGCAGTGGCGGTGTTTACCAAGGCAATAACTCAACCCTGTGGTCTGTAACTTCCGACCAGCGCCTCAAGAAAAACATTGTTGACAACAACACCGGATTGGACATCATCAATCAAATCCAAGTGCGTAACTTTGAGTACCGCTTGCCCGAAGAAATCACCGGTGTCCCGCAAGACCAAGCCATTCAAAAGCAAGGCATTCAGCTTGGCGTAATTGCCCAAGAACTACAGCAAATACTGCCTGAATGCGTTAAGACAGAATCTACCGGAGTAATGACCGTGGATGCAGATAATTTGACTTGGTACTTAATTAACGCAGTCAAAGAACTCTCGGCGCAAGTAGCGCAACTTCAATCTCAACTCAAAGGAAATTAACATGACTACCTTTACCACTACAGTCACTCAAATGTATACGCTGCCCCAAGATGCTGGGCAGACCGATGTTGTTGTAAATGTCAACTACCTTGTCACTGGGGTAGATGGCGCATACACTGCCACCATTGACTTTTACCAGCAATTCACTATCCAGCAGGGTGAGGCGTTCACGCCCTACGCTCAACTGACCCAAGCCCAAGTGGTTGGCTGGGCTGACCCGCAGACCGTGAGAAATATGCAGGCGTGCGTGCAGAGCCAAATTAACAGCATGGTCAACCCACCTGTTTCTCCAACATCACAAGCACTGCCCTGGAGCGCATAAATGGAATTCCAGCCATTATTCAATTTCGTGGGTGGAGCAATCCTAGTCGCTGTTGGATGGTGGTGCAAAGAGATATGGAATTCTGTGAAGTCTCTAAAAGAAGACATCCAGGCAATTGAGATTGACTTGCCAAAGAACTACGTTACCAAGACGGACATTGAAAGCCGGTTTGACAGGATTGACGCGACTCTAGAGCGATTGTTTGACCGGCTTGACGCCAAGGCCGACAAGTGATTTTTCTGCTTGCCTCGGCTGAAAGCCCGTGGCCTGGCACTGAGACGAAGACTGTTTTGGTTTGTCGTATCCCTAAGAAAGATGAGGATAAGATGCTTAGAGCAAATGAGTTTATTGACAAAGATGGACGCATCTGCCGCTGGGTAGTTGTGAACGCAAAGTAATGGACCCGTTCACCGCATTCGCTATGGCACAAGCTGCTGTTGCTGGCATAAAAAAGCCATTGCTCTTGGTAAAGATATCCACGGCCTATACAAAGAATTCAGCGGTTTTTATCAAGCAGCGGATACAGTTCACCTAGCAAGCAGCAAAGCCAGGATTGCAAGCATAGGAAAGACAGATGCACAGATCAGTTCTCAGGCTCTCCAGATTGCGCTGGCATCCAAGGCTTTGCGAGAACATGAGAAGGAGCTGAAGGACATACTCTTTTATTCGGGGAATGCTCCGGTTTGGGAAGAGATGATGGCAGAGCGCACCAGGATGATTAAGGAGCGCAACACGATGGAGAGAGAAGAGTCAGAGAGAAAGCAGAAGGACAAGGAAGCAAAAGTGGCAATCATTATGAACACACTCTGGATTTCCGGCGCATCCGCTATCGTTGTCCCACTGGTGAGCATCACGTTTAACGTTATTATGAACAGGGGTTTCTGATGATTCCAATACTTGGCGCACTACTCGGCACACTTGCGGAAAGCGGATTGGGGCTTCTGTCCTCCGCTATCCAGGCCAAAGGCAAGGAGGTGGTCGAGAACACTCTTGGCGTGAAGATTCCCGATAACCCTACACCGGCTGACGTTGAGAAGTTGCGCGAGTTGCAGTACGACCACGAGGAGCGCCTGATTGAGCTGGGAATCGAGAAGGCCAAGCTGGAGATGGCTGAACTGGAGCTGTACGCAAAAGCTGCACAGGCTGACGCCAACAACATCACAAACCGCTGGAAAGCGGATATGTCTAGCGACTCATGGCTGTCAAAGAACATCCGGCCAATGTCGCTAATTGCCATCTTCTGCGGCTATTTCCTGTTTGCCATGATGAGCGCGTACGGCTACAACGCGAATGAGTCCTATGTGACCCTGCTGGGTAACTGGGGGATGCTGATTATGGGTGCGTACTTTGGTGGCCGTACCGTCGAGAAGCTAGCCGAAATGAGGAACGCAAAATGAGCATCTTCATCCCCGTACTCTACATCTGCATGAACGGGCACTGCGAGTTCTTTCAGCAGCACGCGTATTACACTGACCGGCAGAAATGCATCGAAGTTGTTGTGGCAAAGCAAGGGGAATTCGCCAAGATGGGCGCGGTAGTGGATTCCACTTGCATTGAGCTAGTTGTCCAAAAAAGGGGTTTGTATGAGTCTTAGTCAAGAACAAGCGGCTTTCCTGCTGGATTTCTGCAAGCTAGTGCAGTACGCCACAGAGCAGGGTTTTGTGGTTACCGGCGGCGAGTTGGCGCGTACACCGGAGCAGCAGGCTATCTACTTCAAGACAGGCCGGTCTAAGACTATGAACAGCATCCACCTCAAGCGGTGCGCCGCCGACCTCAACTTCTTCAAGGATGGGAAGATCATCTGGGACAAGGCTATCCTGGCTCCGATTGGCGCGTACTGGGAGACGCTGCACCCGAAGAATCGTTGGGGTGGGAACTTCAGATCGCTGGTGGACTGCCCACACTTTGAACGGAACGTATGAGCGACTACAGCGGCCAGATCACAACGCCAGCGCAGCCGAATCTCGGTAGCCCTGGTGATACATATGACCGCCTGTTTTTCAGTCAGACAATCAGCAACATCGGCATCTACGCCACCCGCATCACAAGCGCCCTGGGAGCGTTATTCGGACCGCGTGGGGGTAAGTACCTCAACGCCCCATATGGCGCGTTCCAGGACTCCACAGACCAGGTAGCGGCTAACACTACCACAGCCTACGCCGTCACGTTTAACACGACCGACTTTAGCAACGGCGTCACACTATCAAACTCATCCAGATTTAACGTATCGCAATCGGGTATATACAACATACAGTTCAGCATTCAATTCAAAAACACCACCAACGACGGCCAAGATGTGGATGTATGGTTTCGCAAGAACGGCACAAACATCGACAATTCAAACAGCAGATTTCATCCTCCAGCAAGAAAATCAGCAGGTGATCCATCTCATTTAATTGCCGCGCTGAACTTCTTTGTTAATCTCAACGCAAACGACTATGTAGAGATCATGTGGAGAACTACTAATGTTGGCGTCAGCATTGAGCACTTTGCAGCCAGCACTTCTCCGACCAGGCCAGCAGTACCGTCTGCCATCGTTACACTGTCGTTTGTCTCCAACCTATCGGTGTAATCATGGCACTCATCCCCTTAAAGATTCCCCCAGGCGTTTACCGCAACGGCACTGAGTACCAGGCAATTGGCCGCTGGTACGACTCCAACCTAGTGCGCTGGTTTGAGAATACCCTGCGACCCATCGGTGGTTGGAGGAGAAAATCCACGTCTGCAATGACGGGAATATGCAGAGGGTTTATCACTTGGCGAAATAACAGCGCGGTTCGTTTTGCGGCTGCCGGTACTCAGTCCAAGCTGTACGCGATGGATGTTGGCGGGGTGTTGAAGGACATCACACCAACAGGATTTACCGCTGGCACTGCCAACGCCACCAGTACAACCGGATACGGGTACTACACATACGGCACTTTGTCCTATGGCACTGCGCGACCAGATGAGGGGTCGATACCAGCCACCACCTGGAGCCTGGACACCTGGGGCGAGTACCTGATCGCGTGCAGCAATACCGACGGCAAGATTTACGAGTGGCAGTTAGGTTTCACTACCCCTACCCTTGCAGCCGTCATCACCAACGCACCGACAGGCTGCTCTGCCATTATGGTGACCAGTGAGCGCATCATGTTTGCCCTGGGCGCGTCTGGCAACCCGCGCCTGGTGAAGTGGTGCGACCAGGAGAACAACACGGTCTGGACGGCGGCATCCACCAACCAGGCCGGTGACTTTGAACTGACAACGCCAGGATCGCTGAAGTGCGGCAAGCGCGTGCGAGGCGTCAACATCCTGTTTACTGATACCGACGCGCACGTCGCAAGCTACATCGGACTGCCATTTGTCTACTCATTTGAGAAGGTGGGCAGCGGGTGCGGCGTCATCTCAGCGCAGGCGGTTGCGGCCATCGACACCTCCTGTCTCTGGATGAGTCAATCTGGCTTCTGGTCCTACGATGGTTACGTCAAGCCCATGCAGTGCGATGTCGGAGACTACGTCTTCAACAACATGAATCTGAACCAGGCGTCCAAGGTGTACGCCATCCACAATTCAGCATTCGGTGAGGTGACCTGGTTCTACCCGTCGTTGTCATCAAATGAGAATGATTCTTATGTAACCTACAACTACCGTGAGGGGCATTGGGCGCTGGGTCTGCTGGCTCGCACCGCTGGAACAGATAGAGGAGTGTTTTTCAATCCTATGTTTGTCGGCACTGACGGGTACGTCTACGACCACGAGGTTGGGTTCACCTACGACTCAGTGGCTCCCTACGCGCAGTCAGGCCCGATTGAACTCGGTAACGGGGACAACGTGATGGCCGTGAGATCAGTTATTCCTGACGAGCAGACACTAGGCGAGGTCGCCATCTCTTTCACAGCCAGGCTGTACCCGACATCGGCAGAGACAAGCTACGGCCCGTTCAGCGCCAAGGCGCCTACAGACGCCAGGTTCTCAGGCCGGTCAGTCAAGATGAAGGTGACCGGCAATGTCCTAGAGGATTGGCGGGTCGGCGTGATGCGGCTGGAGGCTACGTCGGCAGGGAAACGGTAATGGAGGATTTCTGGAGGCTGGCACAACACGTCCAAGCGGCTTTAGAATACTCGGAAGGAACCCACACTCTTGAAGATGTTGCGCAGGGTGTAGAGGTAGGACGGTTTCAGCTATGGGCTGGGACAAATAGCGCAGTCATCACTGAGATCATTGTCTATCCGCGACTCAAGAATTTGCACTATTTTCTTGCTGGCGGCGACCTCGATGAACTCAAGCTGATGCGACCACACATCGAGTCTTGGGGAAAGCAGAATGGTTGCACGCGAGTTACCCTGGCTGGCCGTAAGGGCTGGGCAAGGACATTTTTAGCAGACGAGGGATATGCCCCTAAGTGGCATATTCTGAGCAAGGAGTTGTGATATGAGCCTTGGTGGTAGAGATGAACCCTCTTTAGGAGTGATTGTGTATGGCCCTGATGGGACGGCGTACGGCAGTCCTGCGCAAGCTAGAAACGCTGGTGTAAGCAATCCCACTATGTCGCCTCCTGCTGGAGTTCCAATCTCCTATCCTGGGCGGCAACCTTACACGTCTGCACCAATGCCCTATATCCCTACGCCAGCACCTGGTGCGCGTAATCGTTACGCTGAGATCATGTCTCAATTTGGACAGTCTCAGCCGTTTTCGTTCTTTGGTATGCCATCCGGTGGATTTAACCCTTATGCACCC